ATGGAGGCGGGCATGGAAAATAGTAGTCTAATGATGGGCGCACCAGCTCAAGCTTTCATACAACAAAACCATGATGCACATATAGCTGCTCATGTAAGTTTACTGAGCTTACAACCTGTTCAAACAAACGCGCAGGTACAAGCCAATATTATTTCTCATAGTATGCAGCACTTACAAATGAAGGCTGATGTGATAGCGCAACAACAAATGCCACCTGAAGTTTTACAACAATATCAACAGTTGCAACAACAGGCACAACAAGTTTCTCCTATTGAAGCACGTCAAATGCAAGAGCAAGCGCAAAATATATTGGCGCAGTTCAGCGCACCTATCATGTCTGAATTAGTTATACAGTTCTCGCAACAGATTGGTACACCTCAAGAAGAAGATCCTCTAGTAACTATAAGAAAACAAGAACTAGCTTTGAAAGGACAGCAATTAAACCAAGAACAACAACAGTTTGTGGTTAGAGAAGAACAACGTCAGCTAGATCAATCTAGACAAGATCAGATAGATAGAGAACGTATTGATGCTCAACGCGATATAGCTGTTATGAAGGACGATACGACGAGGGATAGACTCGACCAACAAAAAGAACTAAAATTAATTGATCTTGGATTAAAACAATTATAAATATGATAAAAGTTACAAAAGTAAGCGAACAGGGAACACCAAAAATACTAGACGGCAAACAGTCTTATTCTAACAAAGGTACTTTGCAAACTAAAAAAGCAAAGTCTTTTGATGCCAACACCACACCAAAACCAGGTATGGGTAAAGGCAAAGCTAGAGGAGTGGGTGCAGCTGAGTTTGGTGGTAAGTTCTCAGGTATTTATTAATGGATTTGATTTGGCTTGCGGAGGCTTTACAAAAGCTTCTGAAGGAAAAGAAACATTCTTTAGAAGATTTGATTCTTAACGGGGCCAAAGATTTCCAAGAATATGCTTATCTACGTGGTCGTCACAACGCTATCGAAGACGTAGAGCAAGAATTAAAAGCGTTGCTAGAAAGGAGTATACAAAACGATGAAAGAGGTACTGGTACCTGATCATATCGCAAGGGAGGTTGAAGCTGAAAAGTCGCAACCAGAAGAGGAAAAAACAGAATTAGATCAAGCATACGTCAAATCCGATGACCGTGTCCTAGATCCTACACTATTAGATAAATCCTATTTAGAACGTATGCCTCAACCGACAGGTTGGCGGTTATTGATATTGCCCTACAAAGGTAAAGCAGTAACTAAAGGTGGTATTGTTCTAGCAAAAGAAACCGTTCAAAGAGAATCATTAGCTACTGTGGTTGCCTACGTAGTTAAGATGGGACCTCTTTGTTATGCAGATCAGAACAAATTTGGCGATACCCCATGGTGCCAAGAAAAACAATGGGTATTAATTGGTAGATATGCAGGAGCCAGGTTCAAGCTTGGTGACGATGCAGAGTGCCGTATTATTAACGATGACGAAGTCATTGCAATTATAGAAGACCCTGACGATATAGTCAGTGTCTAACATGAGGAATTATCATGCAAGAAAATGAAGCAATACAGACTGAGGAACAAGAACCTACCGAAGTCGTAGAATTAGATGAAGTTGAGCAAGATTCACAATCTGCACAAGTTGCAGCTCCTATAGAGGATGTTTCTGTAGAAGAAACAAAAGCGGATCAGGAGCAAGACGAATTAGAGGATTACTCTAAAAATGTTCAGAAAAGGATCAAAACCTTAACAAAAAAAATGCGCGAACAAGAACGCGCAGCTGAATCAGCATACGAGTACGCAAAAAATCTACAGGCAGAAAACCAAGTCCTGAAGCAAAATACAACCCAATATGCTGAAAATTACCAATCTGAAGCTGAAAATAGATTAAAAGCCCAAAGAGCGCAAGCTAACGCGGTTTTAAAATCTGCTTACCAAGATCAAGATTGGGATAAAGTTACCAAAGCACAAGATATTCTCGACAAGATTACTGTTGAGGAAAGTAAAATAGCTAATGGTAGATTGTCTATTGAACCTACAACAGAGTATCAACAGGTACAAACTCCACAAATATCTCAAGGTTTACAACAACCTCAAGCAGCACCACAACCAGATCCAGCAGCAGAAGATTGGGCTGGAAAAAATGAGTGGTTTGGTGAAGATGAGGCTATGACTTTAGTAGCTTTTAACATTCACAGAAGACTTATAGAAGAGGAAGGATTTGATACTGATGATCCAACATACTATACTGAGATTGATAAACGTATAAGAGCTGAATTTCCACATAAGTTTAGTGGTGGAGGAGAGGCAGAAACTAGCGGTAAAATGCAACAAACTGTAGCACCCGCAGGTAGAAGCGAAAGCTCTGGACGCAAACGGCAAGTAAAACTCACTAAGAGTGAAGTCGAAATGGCACGTCGTTTGAATGTACCGTTACAAGAATATGCAAAACATATAAAGAGGTAAGCAAATGACAAACGAAATAGAACAAAACGAATCAACAGATGTGCAAGCATCTACTGAAAACAGAACATCACGTTCTGCTGAAACTCGAGCAAAAGATACTGCTCGCAAACCTTGGCGTCGCCCCCAAATGTTGGACACTCCAGAGCCACCTGAAGGATATGAATACAGGTGGATAAGAGCTGAAATCGTTGGACAGGAAGATAGAAAAAATGTAACTGCTAGGCTTAGAGAAGGTTTCGACCTTGTTAGAGCTGAAGAGTTAGATGGCTTCGAGATTCCCACGCTTGACGATGGAAGACACTCAGGAGTAGTTAGCGTGGGTGGTTTGCTTTTGGCCAAGATTCCTACTGAAACGCGAAATGAAAGAAACGCCTACTTTTCTAATCGCGCACAATTGCAACAAGATGCAATTGACCATGATCTAATGCAGGAATCAGATCCAAGCTCTCCGATTTTAAAACCAGAGAGAAAAACAAGCGTAACTTTTGGTGGTGGTAATCGTGAGTGATTATCACTGTAATTAAATTAAATAACTGAATAAGGAAAACTTATTATGGCAAATAAAGATGCACCTTTCGGGTTTCGTTCAGTAGGCAAAAAAGGTGGCGGCGTCGCAAACGGCGGTGTCACTGAATATTCAATTGCTACGGGCGCAACTGGAGACATTTTTTCAGGCGACCCAGTTAAGATGTTGAACACTGGTACTATTTTAGTAGCTGGTGCGGCAACAACTTTATTGGGAATATTCAGAGGATGTAAATTTACAAATAGTTCGGGTGAGGTGATTTTTTCATCACACTTCCCAACTACTACTGCATCATCTGATATTGTTGCTTTTGTTGAAGATGATCCTGATACATTATTTGAAGTACAATGCACTGGTTCTTTAGCGCAAACAGCTATAGGTAACAACGTCGAGTTGGCCTACACTGCTGGCTCTACAAAAACTGGTATGTCTGCGGCAGAAATTTCTTCTACCACAGCAGCAACTACAGCTCAGTTCAGAATCGTAGGATTCTCTACTGACCCTTCAAATAGTACAACTGGATCAGCTAATATAAACGCAATCGTATATATTAACGAGCATTTCTATACCACAGTAACGGGAGTTTAATAATGGCAATTAATAGAGCGCAATTAGCGAAAGAACTAGAGCCTGGATTGAACGCCCTTTTTGGGTTGGAATACTCCAGGTATGAAGCTGAACATGCTGAAATTTTTGATACGGAAACTTCTGACAGAGCGTTTGAAGAAGAAGTTCTAATTTCAGGTTTCGGAAACGCAGAAGTAAAAGCAGAAGGAACAGGCATTAGGTTTGATAATGCTTCTGAAGGCTATACTTCACGTTACACACACGAAACAGTTGCTTTGGCTTTTGCATTAACAGAAGAAGCTGTTGAAGATAATCTATATGACAGACTTGGTGCTAGATACACTAAGGCGTTAGCTAGATCAATGGCAAATACCAAACAAATTAAGGCTGCTGCTGTATTGAACAATGCGTTCTCTGCAACAGGAGGCGACGGTAGTACACTGATAGCTACAGATCACGCCATGAGTGGCGGTGGTACTCTTGCTAACAGAGCAACTACTATGGCTGACCTTAATGAAACTTCATTAGAAGATGCTTTGATTTCAATATCAACATT